CCCCTGGGCTTGCGATGAGGGCATAGGCATCGCGCCAGCAGTCTGGGGCCGGGGCGCGGCGGGCAAACCGCCCGGCATACCTGACTGCCCCGGTTGTACCATGCCGGGGGGCCGTTGCAACGCCTGATTTGGAGTAGGCGGTTGCTGAGCAAGTGCCTGCGCTTGAAGAATATCATCAGGGTTAATGCCTAACCCCTCCTCAAACATGGCACCGGACACTTCAACCAAAGACTGTGGGCTGAAATGCTGAGCCATAATATCTGCCATGATACGGACCGTATCACGAGCAAATCTGGCAACTTCATTTTGCCTAGACGTAAGACGGGTGCCTGTGTAGTTGGATTTTAGGCGCTGACCACCTAGGGTTTCTCTGGCGTCTGTAGTACCCCGCATAAGATCATTAATGCCGGTCAGGCGATCCATTTCCTCAATCTGTTTTTCCTTGATTGAGGTAAGCTCATTTAGAACGCCAATAATTTCTTTCAGGGGCATAAAGGATATCTGTCCTTCTACGCCCCCCTTATCCCCAAATGCGGCCCAGTCATCAACTGGTATCAATTCATTTTCTACCGATTCATTAAATAGGCGCTGAATACCTTTGGCAGCCGAATTGTAGACACCAGCTACCTTACAGGCGCGCGTTAGCGTGGCAATTCGCTGCGTCAGCTCGTCTATCTGAGTAGCCTGATCTTGATACTCAATATAATCAGCAACAGGTATGAGCGTGCCATTAGTCTGATTGGCAATCAGGGGCCTGGGTGTGGGGAAGAACCCTTCCAGTTTTAGAGGATCATCCTTGCGGTCAAGCAAAAACTCATAACCCTCAGCTACCCAGAAGACAGCTTTGTCTTGCTTTGACCATATTTCAAAGATCTCACCCTTTACGTCATTCTCAGGGTTTGAGTTCTCATAACGGTCTTTCTGGCGCTCGTCTTTCTGAAGAGGGATTTCTTTAGCAATATCTTTGCCAAAACGTTCCTTCATTTGCGCATAAGTCAAATAAACACGCTTGCCCACAGCCACAACTTCCGCCCACGTTCTGGCATTGCAGGGAAGTACAATGAAGTCCTGCCAGCTGATGTAATCAACCGGCACTGACTCCCTGACTATCTGATCGCCAGTAGAATCAAGTTTTTCTTGCTCAGGATCCAAACCCTCATCAAGGGCTTCCTCTGTTTCAGGATCTAGTTCACCTTCGCTGTCTTTGAAATCAATCCCATCTTCATTAGGTAGGGATACACCCTCAGTAATCTCAGGCTCATACCTGACCCAGACTGTACCCCGGCCAGGGAGCAAGTAATCATTGACGGCCTGAGACATGGCATCATGGAAGCCATTGATCTCAATTCCATTCCTAAGTGCACGTTCAAGTATCTGGGCGGCACCTCGCGCAATAGGGTCTTTGTCGCCAAACTTGCGCTCAGCTAGTGGGGTTGGGGCCTTGCCATAGATAGCTGGCTTTAGAATCTCAATGTTAGACCACAAGGCGCTATAGCGCCGACGTGAGTCTTCTTCAGTCCTGTTACGCTCGTCCCTGTAACGAGCTTCAATCTTGTGGCCACGCTTAACGTATTGCTGGTAGCTCCTGTCTTTGCCCAGTTTCTCAATTTGATCGTTCCAAAATGCAGCAAGACGATGAGATTTACTTCCACCGTCAGGGCCAGCTAATGGATCAAGGTCAATTGGCATTATTGAATTCTCAAACTGCCTGTTTTGGTGTGGCGCTGTTCATTTGCCTCAAACATATCTTCTAGCGTGACAGTACACTGTCCTGGATGAGTTGAAAATATCTTTTCTCTAACAGGCTCAGAAGTTGACTTATCGGCGGGGATCATTTTATCCAAGACCTGCCCTATGAGACTTAGAGCGTCGACTTGGTCATCGTTCTGACCAGCATCAAACACCAGAAGTTCTTTTCTAAATTCTGAGAACCAGTCAGCGGCAAAGGGGCAATACAACCCATTTTGTGCCATGCGGCCTATGATGGATTGCGCACGCATTCTCTTAGATTTTGTAGATGGAAAGCCAGCACGGGAAACCCAAGCCTGCCGCTCCCTCATTCGCTTATTAAGGAACGGGCCAATGGCTGATTTTATTTGACCCGTTTCTTCAGCCCAACCGAGAGGTTTCCACTTTTTGACAAGGTCGCAAAAAGCCTCAATCCACTTATCCGAAGTGGCCTGCTTACGCCATAGGTCCAGTACGTATAAGTTTTGCTTGTGATCGACACCAACCACAATATGAACAGTATAGTTCTCTTTTTCATCAGACACCGCGTAGTCACTGGCCCCATACACATTTAAGTCACCCGGTTCAAAATCCCTAGGGTAACCTGTTTTATCGTCCCTTTCATATGATTTCAGCCAAGCCGATTCAAACAACAGACCTGTGTCAGGGGCGGGTCTCTGCTGATACAAGGATGACCAAGTACGGGGTACACGTTTAAAAGGCGCGAACATTTCTTCGTTAAACCACTCAGGCCAGAGGATGTCGCCTACGGCACGGCCAAGCGGATCATCAGTTCGTTCACAAACAGCAGGAAGGCAGACGACGTACCAATCATTACCGTCGCGGCAATGTACCCAACCCGACTGCCCAGCATAGTTCTCAGGCAATATCCTGCCCGGCACATCGTCCTCATGCCATCGAGTATTGTGGCTAACAAGCCCATCAGCAAAGAAGTTTTCAGAACCATCAACCTCAATGTCGAATACATCCTCAACGCCAGCCTCCTTGATAGTTGAAATCTCTCGAATAATAAATTCAGAAGAAACACGTTCCTTGCCAAAATGCAGCCCTGCGCTTGTAGAATACGTTGGCTTTGGGCTGTTGGGTGCTTGCATCCAGGACTGTCGTGAATGCACGTTTCTAACTCTGAAGCCAACACCACGAGCCAATTGTTTCATGTCTTCAAGAAGCGGGACATTGCAGGAGCTTAATTGCCAATCCCCCCTCTTATTTTTGTGACCGTCAGCGGCACAATAGCCTTCAAGAAAAGCAACTCTTATTGCCTCCGGCTCTGAGAATATGAATGCAGGGAGGCGCTTTGTCTTGGCCTTACCAACAAGCCCGTGTTGGGTAAACCAGCGCCCGATCCTTGCAATTTCTGTCACCTGTTGCTGAAACTTTGTTCTTTTTAGAGTTACGTTGAAGATTTTCTTGAACAGATCTGCAACATGATCGTTTTCCTCAACATCATCAGACATGGCAACACTGGTAACAAATCCTTTCCTTGGATAAATATGACCCTTGTACCCTTTCTGAGTAGTGTCTCTGACGGTTATCCAACCATCCCCAAACATATAACCCAAAAGCCATGCCTCGTTTTCATCAAGAAAACCTTTCTCACGTCCATAGATTCTTGAGTTTGTAATTAGTTTATCCCCAGGCTTCAGATCTTTAACCCTGACCCATTCCAAATGCTCATTACCGTTAAATGGATAGTAAACCTGACGTTTCGCTTTTGAAGTTGGGTCTTTTTGTACCTGCGTCCTGGCTACAAGAAATGGATGACGTGCGTTGGCCCTGACCGTGCTACCACCCGTCTTTATTTCATAAACCTTATCGGGGCCTTGATTCTTCCAATTAAGCACACGCTGTAAGCGCAATTTCCCGTTAAGAAAGGAACCCACAACGTCTCCCTTCCTAATATCACGAATACACTTTCGAGTACCATCTCCCATTGTTATGGGGGTGTCGCCAGCCAAACAGGAGATACCGATCTCAAACGCCTTAGGTTTCTTACGTGTAAGGAGGTCATCAACATAGGCTTCCCACGTCTTATTTCTGACTACAGGGGAATCAGCTTGCTCACGTCCTTTTAGAAGATCGTCCCAGACAACACCATCAGCGCGGTTACCTGTGATGCCCGTCAAGATGCCCGCTGCCATCCACTCACTACCATTAGTCAGTGCCCATTCATCAGCGGCTTTACTATCTTCAGATAGGGTAGTTCCAAATATCCTCTGATAAAGCGGTTGTTGGATTATAGAACGAGCACGTCTACCAAATTTACGCGGAAGTTCACTGCCGTAACTAGCTAGAATTATAGATGATCTCTTAAAGCGGCCCATGAAATGAGTAGGAAACACAACACTACTATAAATGCTGTTATGTGTTGGTGTCATAGATTCACCTGCCAAGTATAGATGGCTTGGTGAATCCACTTCTATGCAAATAGTGTCAGTTCTCTCGCAAGGGGTAATGTTAAGGTAAGTATGAGGCGTCCTCGTTCCATCTTTACACAGATTTCTCTTTCGTGGCATCCGGGCAGCTTCCTTATGAAAGAAACTGACGTGCCACACAGGGCTACATTTTACCCCGTTTAGGGTAGGATGTGTGGGGCCACGCACACTGGCCTTGACACCAAGGCTTCTGGCCAATTCTGCCACTCCAGTAACAAGCCCAAGATTAGTGTTACTGAAGACTACACCACCCCCTGGATCTATATAGCCATCCGTGTCGATCAGCCCTTGAAGAAGGGAAAGACGCTGCCCCGCTGAGGCCCTGAAATAAACATCAGGAATATGTTTATTTCCCCACTGACCCGCTGAAGGATTACCACCAAGGAGCTTGAGAGCCCTGAATTTGTGCCTGACATTCAAAAGCCGGACGCTGTAATTTCCAGCGTATAAATGGGGGCTTGTCTCATACCCAAGCCGTTTTAGCTCACTGAGCAGCCATTCAATATCTTTACTTCCACAGGTTATGTTTGGCTCAATAGTAGTTCCATCACCGAGCCACACGCCTAATACATAGGGATCTATCTCAAGGTCTGCTTCCGGCAGTTCTAATGGCTTAGCGTGAATGACCATTGGGCGCTTACAACGAACCCCCTCAATCCTCTCACTTCCTCTTCTTACAGTAGCAAGCTCCTTAGTTGTTTTTAGGCGCTGGTCATCAGCTCTAGTCTTTTTCTTTGAAGACCAAAGATTGACCTGCCATTCATGATCCTGATCTGCGATAATAGTATCGCCACAATCAGTGGTCACTTTATAACAGGGCCTTTCTTTCCAAACTGGGCTCACCCACGTAACGTTGCAAGTCTTCCCATTCTCGTCAAAAACCTTGTCCCCAGTTTTAAGATCACCAATGCATTTCCAACCCTCAGGTGTTGGGATTGGAGTATCTAAAGCCAATGCTTTACCGCTCCCAGGTGGGAATAAGCCAAGCAAACGCTTGATTTTACCGTCTTCAATTTGTTGAAGACAATCAAGCCACAGCAAATGATGCGCGCCAAAAAGCTGAAGACGAGGTAGAAATTCTTCTACCTCGTCTGCTTCAGTAGCCCCTTCACGAATAGGACCAGATGGTATGTTAATTATACTCGCGTAGGTTATTAGGTCGTTTTTGGCTCTTTCGCGCTTCTGCCTTTCGGTTTGTAAGCTCTTCAACTCGCTTGAGAGCACTTCCAATTCGCTTATCGAGTTCGGAAGAATCAATCTCGTTCGTTTTGACATTTGTTACATTTTAGGTAATAATGGTTTTGGAAGCCT